GGGATAGATTCCCCGAGCAGGATTATGCGGATGCGGCGTGTATAGCGTTATGGGGGAAAAGGAATGGAAGATAAGTTTAAGATGTATGTGTCTAGGGGTGGCCCCAAAGAGGATGCTCCCACAGTCTATGAAGATAGGTTCCCTGAAGGAACTACGTTAGAAGATTTAAAAGAAAAGCACGGTGTGGTTATTTGGTGTAAATATTATGCTTGTGTTAATAACAAGCAAGTCGAAGACACCCAACGTACAACAGGGTCGCTTCGAAAAAACCCCCAGTACAAACCCATTTCTGAAAAAAATAATGTCTGGAAAGGCGTGTGTACCAGAGATGAGATTGGAATAGACTTTAAACAATTTTTCTCTAGTGGAGCCAAATTTAAAGTACCAGCTTGCTATAACGCAGCTACTAATAAAACAGGATATATGGATTTCAGTAAGCTGTTGCAATCAGACGGTTCCCCTTACGGCGGTAGCCTAGAGTCCCAAAGCTCCGACTACTTTTCGCCGCCCACCGACAACCAAGACTTCCAAGACCGCCCAATGCCTGACCACGACGGCGTACTATAACTTATGCCTAAAACTATTCCCCAAGAAGTTAAAAATCGTGCTATGGAATTATACCTAAAAGATGATTCTTCAGCACGGCAAATTGCTGACGCTATTTCTACAGAATATTCTGTTCAAGTAAGTAACCAAACTGTGTACTCTTGGGCTAAGAAGTACGATTGGGATTCCAAGAGAACTGACGTAAAAACTAAAGCTTTAGAGAGAACTGTTGAAACTGAATCGGGTAGGCTTGCTAGACTTCAACAGGAACACTTAGATGTTTACGGAAACATACGAGAGAAGGCTACAACTGAATTAAATAATCTCACATTCGACAGAGCTTTTGACGCTGTAAAGGCTGCATCTATAGGTATAGATGGTGAGAGGCAGGTAATTGAAGGCTTGATTAATCTGCAATTTGTACAGGATGTTATTCAAATTCTAATTGATGAGATTGACGATGCTGAACTAATGCAACGTATAGCAGCTAAACTTAGACTCCTTGTCTCTACTGCCAACCAAGATCAGAAAGCAACAGTCATTGATTAAAGCGGAAACGGTTTCAGTTGTAGATGCGTTAGCTTTAATGGCTGACCAGTTAGAGACGAATAAAAAGTTTGCTGTCGGCAGCTTTTGGGACTTTGTAAGAGATGTGTGGTCTCAAAGTTTTGATAATCCTTCGTTATTTAATTCTTGGCATGTGGGGCGAATTTGTGAGGATGTAGAGTACGCACTAGAAGAAAAATTGAATTACGTGAGCGTGTTACCACGAGCGCATTTTAAATCCACTATTTTAGGTCATGCCTTTGCTGTGTGGCGGTTGCTGAAATTAGGGACTAACTCAAATACATTGTATCTTTCTTACAGTGCTTCAATGGCTCAATATCATATAGGGGAGTTAAATAAAGAAGTAGTCCGGAATCCTATATTAATGCAGTGGATGGTGGATAAAACCCCTCGTGGGGATTTCACTTTTAGGTATTCAGTTGACGGTAAAGTTGCTGAGATTTTACATGGGGGCTTATTCTCATTCAAACGTGGGCTACATGTTAACGGGGCGTTGATTGCAGATGACATCCTCCGTGACCCCGACAACCCGTTAGCTGTCGGTCAGATGAATAAAATTGAAGATCATTTCATGACTGAATCTATGTTCATACCTAATCAAGGTTGCCCAATTATGGTGGTGGGTACCCCGATGATACCGGGTGACTTACTAACCGTCTTGGAGAAAGACGACCGGTTTTTTACACGGAAGCTTCCTGCGTTAGACCCGGAGCCGGGGCGTAGAGTTTTGTTCCCCGCTATGTACTCTGAAAAGTTTTTACTTGATACACAAAAAGCTAACCCCAAATCTTTTGCATCTGAATTTTTGTTACAACCAGCGTTTAGTACGGAGGCTTATTTTTCTTATGATGAAATTTCCAAATGTGAGGATGCCAGCTTACGTAGTTTATCTGCTACGACAGAGCATCTCTTTAATGAAGATGACGAAATTTACGCTGGGTTTGATGTAGGGAAAAAACGACACCCATCGCACTTAGTTGTTTTCAAAAGAAACGGTAGCTACCTAGAGCAAATTCATCAATCATTCCTAGATGGCTGGGATTATTCAGCGCAGATTGAATACTTGAATGACGCAGCGAAGAATTTTAAAATTACTAGAGGATATATAGATAACACCCGAGGGGAGCTAGAGGACAGAGGTTTAAACTCAGCTTGGTTCCCAATGTCGTTTACAAGTAAGAGTAAACATACAATGGCTCAAATTTTTGAGGAAACAGTACATAACGGTACCTTAAAGCTGCTACGGGACGAAAGACAGAAGCAGCAAATACTTTCAGTCAATAATGATTTGAAGGCTCCCGTAACCCCGATGGGTCACGGGGACGCTTTCTTTTCAATTGGAATGGCTCTTACTGCCGCCTATGAATCTGGCAGATACAAGGTACAAGATATAGGAAATTTAGCTACCGCTTTTGAAGAGGAGAAAGAGGATGAAAGTGGGGTCAAAAAGATGATGGAGAGGTTGCAAAATGCTGGTAAAGAAGGGTATAATAATACTAACCCCGTAGAGGAAAACCATCCTGATCGCCCTAACCCCGATTGCACGATCTCAGAATGTTCTCCCGCTGTATGGGTTCCAGAGAACAAACTTTGTCTATTGTGTTTACACAGAGGTTAGTAGGAGATATACATGGTAACTTTAACTTCCCAAGCTCAAATCGTAGCTGAAAAACGGTACTTCCAGAAAAATGACACTGGAACTCCTATTGAAGATGCGGACGAGTTGTTTAGAAGGGTAGCTAATGCGATTGCAGTACCTGAGAAGAACTATGGGAAACTTGATGTAGAAATTAAAATGATATCTAATGAGTTCTTTCAGATGATGAGTGCCCTAGATTTCATCCCTAACTCCCCCACCCTAATGAATGCCGGTACTAACCAAGGTACTTTATCGGCTTGTTTCGTGCTACCTCTTGAAGATAGCATGGAAGGCATAATGAAAGCCGCTCATGATTCAGCCATGGTTCAAAAATTTGGCGGGGGGACTGGCTTTGCTTTATCTAAATTACGTCCACGGGGGGACAGGATAAAAACGACACATGGAGTTTCTTGCGGCCCGATAGAGGTTCTTAAAACCCTGTCCCGTGTTTCTTCTATGATTACCCAAGGCGGTAAACGTGATGGCGCAAACATGGCGGTTATGGATGTTCATCATCCGGACATCTTAGAGTTTATAGACTGCAAAAAGGTTGAGGGGGAAATCCACAACTTTAATATTTCTGTAGGTGTTTCAGATGACTTTATGAAATCTGTCGTAGCAGGGACACATTTCCCTTTAATCAACCCACGTAACAATACAATAGTGGGGGAGTTAGATGCGAGAGATGTTTTCAATAAAATAATAAACGGGGCATGGAGAAATGGGGAACCGGGCATGGTTTTCCTAGATACTATTAATAAAGATAATCATGTATCAGATCAATACGGGGACATGATTGCAACCAACCCGTGTGGTGAACAGCCCTTACTACCCAATGAATCTTGCAATCTAGGCTCTATTAACCTAGCCAACTTCGTTGAGGAGAAACCGGATACAGATAATTGGAAGGCAGGGATTAGCTGGAACCGATTAGGGGCGGTAGTAAAAAGTTCTACGAGATTTCTAGATAACGTAATTGATGCTAATCATTACGCAACTCGTGACATAGAAACCATGACTAAAAGTACCCGCAAAATAGGGTTGGGTATTATGGGTTTCGCTGATCTTTTAACTCAGTTACATATAGGATATCATACTAAACTTGGTCGAGAGGTTGGCGGAGAAATTATGGGGTTTATAAAAGATGTTGCAGATAGTGAATCTAAATCATTATCGGATGAACGAGGGGTGTTCCCGGCATGGGGCAAGAGTGATTACGCTTCCTCCAAAAAGCAGTTTAGAAATGCTTGCAGAATTACGGTTGCGCCTACAGGCACCATCTCTATGCTAGCTGATACATCAAGTGGGGTAGAACCTTTGTTTGCTTTAGCGTGGCGCAAGACAAATATCCTTGATGGAGAAACTTTATATTACGTAAATAAATATTTTGAAAAAGATGCAAAGAAACATGAGTTCTATTCGGATGAGTTAATGGAGCACATCTCTAATGGAGGGTCAATACAAGATAGACCTGATGTGCCGCAATGGGCTAAGGATGTATATGTTACATCAGATGAAATTTCCGCAGAAGCGCACGTACTTATGCAATCAGCTTTCCAAGAGTCTTGCGACTCCGGTATCTCCAAGACGATTAATTTTCCAAACAGTGCTACAGTAGAGGACGTATATTCTGCGTATATGGTTGCGTGGCAATCTAAATGTATAGGTATCACAGTTTATCGTTCTGGAAGTAGAGGGAAAGAGGTTTTAATAAAAGCGGAAACACCTGAGTCGGGAGATGTTCTAGATATCACAACTTACGATTATTTAGGAAATTTAGTAAATGCACCCTTTCTGACTAAAGGTGAATCAGTACAATCGGATACCTGCTGCGGCTCCCCATTTATTGTAGAAGAAAGCGGTTGCTCATCTTGCAAAGCTTGCGGGTGGTCGAAATGTCATATATCATAGAAGAGTAGTATAATACTATATTGTAGTAAGGAGAAAAGTTATGCCTATAGGTGGACTGTTGCGTGATCGTGATTCTCAATATGTAGCTCATAGAGACGACTTGGGTACATGGAGGATATTAGATGCGTGGGATGATGAGTTAGGCGGATTTGAGCCTGACGCAGAAGTACCCGATGATCATGATGCTGTAACGATATTAAGTGAGGGGGCGTATCACGCACTGCTAAAGGAAGCTGGTAGGTTAGGAATTCTATCCGGGGCGGTTCACGCTGAAAACTTTAGTTTGCGTGACTATTGTGCAGAATTAGAGGAGAAGGTAGATCGGCTAGGAAAAGAAAATAAAGAACTTTTAGATACACCTGAACAGAGAAGGCCCCCAGATGAGTTATCTGAAAGTTATTTACTAAAGGAATCCGCGCTGCAAGCTATAATTAAATTGACGGCACTGGAAGAAGTGTCCGGTCTAACTAAAACCAAACAGTTAGAGGACTAACGTATGAAAATTCTGGATTACTTACCTGAAGCTCCATCCTTGGTAGGAAAGATGGATGACCTTAATGCGAAACTTGGAATGCAGAGTATGCTAAATCTAAGTAAATCCGCTGGAGATACAGGTAAATCACCTACATTTGGTATTGATTACATTGTTAATCAGTATATTAAAAACCAAATTGGGTTCCGTAAACAACTTATTCAAGATTTGCAGACCATTGCTTTTTCGGTAGAGGAAATACGAGGCCCTATAGGGCATATTACGGGTGAGGTTTTTCGAAGAGGTTTAGAGTTCCAGCCTGTAACCGAAAACGCAGACGAAAAACAGTTAGTGACTCTAAAGAAAGTCCTGAAAGATTGTAACATCTTTGATCAAAGTTTAGAGGAAGTGCTTAGACAGTTCCATCTAGACTTAAATACAGTAGATGATGCGTTCATTTATTTAAACAAGGAATATTACGCTACTGAAAAAGGGGAACTTCGGTCAAGAATAA